TTAACTTCTTACAAAAAACCCCAGCCAAAGCCACAAAGATTAAAGCACACAGCGATGCTAATCCCGGAGTCCTAGACAAACTATTCGATCTAGTCAAAGAGATTATGGCTGCTAAAAATGAAGTCATTAGAGAACTAGATGCAGCTCAGGGCGATATTACAGCACATACGGGCGGCAAACCAGGCGGCGAAGGTTATGTAGCCGGCGGATCTAAGCTAGTTCCTAGAGATCGTTGGACACCGTTTCGATCAGAATAACAGCCAAAAAGGCTGATTTTTCCTCCAAACTATAAATACTATGCCGGTCCCGGAGCGGGATCACGATTTAAGAGACAAGGAGAAAAATCATGGCAGAATTTACAAGAGTAAACCCTACAGCAGTAGCATTAGGAACAGTTCAAAAGACATTCCAACAAACCGTATTCAAGTATGTATTGAGCGGTTCAGGCGGTGCAGCAGCACTAACAGCAACAACAGCAGCCCCAGTAACTGACGAAATTGGAACAACTTCATCTGTATTCCAAGTTAAGAGCGACGGTTTGGCTATCATTGCATTCGGTGACAACCACAATCTAGATGTCGACACATTAGCTATCCGTGCTGGTCGTGTTATCGGCGCTGGTTCATTGACAGCTTCTGGTGTATGGACATTTACAGCAGGTGGCACATTAACTGTAACAGCACCAACAACTTTATATTCACTATAATAGTTAATTCCTAGGGATGGGAAGGAAGAGACCGGATTTATTCCGGTCTTTTTTTGTCTGAGTAAATAATAGCACATTATGGAACGCTATAGACTTACCACCCTAGTTGACATCACCCGAAGTGGTGCTTCGAGATCCGAAACAGATAAAATTAAAATTGGACAACAGGCCAACTTCAATAGTCTTATACAAACAATCGGTATAAGAAGTAATATCGAGTGGAATAAAGATCCAGTCAAAGACAACGGCCGATTACCTGTAGGCAATGAAGGTAAGGCTGTTCACTGGACATGGGAATTTATCACTGAAAGGGATGATGTTTTCAAAGAAGGCGACAACAAAGTTCTATTACTACTCAAAGATCTACACGGTGTTCCTATTGTAGATCTTTTAGAAAATTCAGCAGATCTAACACCTCCTGTATTTCAAACCTCCGGCGATAGACAAAATACCTGGATTGAAATAATCTAGCATTTAAATTTCTTCAATAGACAAATTAAATATTTGTGTAAAGAGGCAAATTAAAATGAACTTTAAAATAAAAACAATCAATCAAATCAGGCTCTGGGCTTGGGCAGCAGTAATACTGCCTATTTCAGCTCTTGCAGGCATTTTTTTCGTATGGAAATTTTTTGATGGCACAGTCTTTAGTATGGCAATGATCACCGGAGAAACTGCTATGTTTGCTGTGGCGGTAGCTTGGTGGTGGTGGGCGATGTATACTATGAAAAATCTTGTTCGTCAGTGGGATGAAACTAAAGAAAAAGTCCAAGAAGTGTCTACTGATATTAAAGATATGAAATCTGCGGTCTTAGAAATATTATCAAAAGATAAATAAAACATAGAGGCTCACAACAGGCATAGTATTTTAGGCATCCAATTTTTTATTTTGGAGAGTATTTTATTATGTCTGATTTATCACAGACCACAAATTTAGAAAAACAAAGTCTTGAAGCTCACGTTGACCTGTGCGCCATGCGCTACCTCAACTTGGATACGAGGCTGACTAACCTAGAAAATAAAGTTGATAGCATTCATACTGACATCGTTCAAGGTCAGAAGTCAATGACCAAAGTTATCATTGGCACAGCAGGAACAGTAGTAGCTGGTGTATTAAGCATTATTGTTACTATGTTAATGAGAGGCGGATAATTTTTAGCGTATTATATACGCAGTTAAATAAAGGACCATAGGTCCTTTTTTCATGACTAATATTTCACAACGACTAGAACAAGTCGTTAAAAAAGAGCTATCCAAATTAATAATTCCTGTTAAGACAGAAGATGGAATTCTTGTTGGTGATTTTTTAATAAAAAATAACGGTAGCCTAAAAGACATCGTAAGAAACGGAAATGTGTTATATAAAGAAATATCGTTAAACAAATCAGCTATCGCTATAGCCAATTTACTTGCATTAAAAAAATCTCAAATGAATATTGATAACATTTACAAAGCTGATCAAGAATATGGTAAATGGTTCGCTGACAGCCAGATGCTGCGATCCCAATACGAAAAAGCCAACAATCAACAAGACTTTGACAGGGCAGATATGCTGTGGGCTAGGTATTGCGAAAGTAGAAATCGCACAGCTCAGGCCAAGAAAACTGTAGAGCGATTGGCTGTATTCTGAATAAATATAGTATCAATTTGGACCCTTTGAATATGAAAACCACAGACCTATTTAAAACTAATAGATCCAGTAAAAAGATCAACGAAAGCATGGAACGTATGTTTGGGCAGAAGCTAGATTTGCAGAGCTTTGATCTTCCAAAATTAGAAGATGCTCGTAACAAACTACGAACACAGATCAGCCAAGTTAGAGGACAGAGCGGATTCAACGAGAATCTAGACAACGAAGCCTTTACTAAAGCACAGTTCATGCTAGATGCTATAAACGCAGAGATCGCAGAAAGAGAAGAATTTATTGTTGATCCTGGTGTTGCGGAAGTCAGCACCGAAGAAGGATTTGGGTCTTTGGAAAGCGAAGTTGCAAAAATTCTAAAACGATTTGACGAAGATATGAATGAGATCGGCGGATACGGTGATCCGGATGCTGACAAGATTGTTAAACTATTACAGCAAGGTGATGTTGAAGGTGCTGTTGAAGAAGTATGGTATGCCTATAGTGATCAGGACGGCGGCGAAATCCGCAATATGGATCCCTACATCGAAGACCTAGAAGCAGAATTTGAAGATCTCGCACAAGGTGGAGATGAAGACGAAGGCGGTGATACAGATGACTCCTATGCTCTAGCATCAGCAGGTCACGGATCAGATGAAGATTATGGAAGTTTTGGCTACGATGAGAGCATAGAAGAAAAAGCGCCGCCGGGTGCCAAAGCAGAAAGAATGGTTAAGCATATCAAAAAAGGATATGCTAAAGATGGTAAACTAACAGACAAAGAAAAAGGTATTGCCTATGCTACTGCATGGAAGCAACACAACAAAGAGAAAAACGAGTCAACTGAATCAGGAGAAGATATGACTACACTAAGAGAAGGCGAAGTGCAACAGGCCAGTGCAATCGTCACAGCAAAGACAATGGTCGACAGAGTTAGTCGCTGGATTGAAGAACTATCTGGCATGGAGAACGATACCCTTCTACAGTTAGGTGATCAGATCCGTGACGAGATGGGACAAGATCAAGCCAAGCAGTTTATTTCTGCATGTGCTCCAGCTATCCAACAAGCTCTAGAAAATCTAAAGCAAACACGCGAAACTTTAGCTACAGGTGTTCGCACACTAACAGGTGAAGAACAAGGTGCTGAAATGCTAGGTTCTGAGCCAGATGCAGGTGGCGACGAGTTAGGTGCAGCTGAACCAGACGCTATGAACATGGGTGACGAAATGGGTCCACCAGAAGAAGGCGGCGATGAGTTTGGCGCAGCAGATGCAGCAGCAGGTGGCGACGAAACATTAGGCAGAGAGCAACGCGAAAGCATTGATCGTAGCAATCGTCTATTAAAAGTATTAGCAGGTTAATGAAACTCAAAGATCTAAGAGAGCGTGACTCTCAGCTTGATGAATTATTGCCTGCTCTTGGCGCAGTCGCTGGCGGGGTAGGAAAAGCCGCAGGTGCTGCCATGCAAGGAGCAAGGGCAGTAGGCGGTGCTGTGGCCCAAGGAGCAAAAGCCCTAGGCGGAAAAATAGCACAAGGTGCTCAGGCACTTGGTCAAGCCGGTCAAGCCGCTGGGTTGGCAGGCAGTGGCATGGATCCAGCACAAGCAGCTCAGGCTGCAAAAGATCAGCAAGAGCAGAAAAAACAAATTCAAGATGCTATTAAACAAAAGCAACAAGAATTAACTGATCTACAAAAACAATTGGCAGAACTAGGATGAGATTTTTTGAATTCGCAGGCGATGATGTAGCCGTAGACAAGTTTATTATGATACTAAAAAATCATATTGGTCGTGCTGCATCTAAAAAAGTTCCTAGTTCTCTCAACTGGAATGCCTTGCATAACATTACCAATAATGCAGGATTTGAATTTGCTGCCGACTACGAAACATTCAAAGCCATGTATGATTCAAATCCTACTATCCAAAGTCTAGTTAAAAACTTTGATAAGAATGGTATCGAATTAAATGTTCCAGGAGCAGAAGAACCAGGTGATGCTACAGAACCATTACCGAATGGCGGCAAGGACAGTGCCCAAACTGTAGATAAGATAGCATCTTCGGCAGCAGCCGGACAACTAGCTCAAGCACAAGCGACTCCCCAGGTTTGACAATCGTTAATTATTCTGTTAATATATACAGAATATGACTATACAATTAAATCCACCCCCCTTTGTTGAAAAGTTCCAATATAAGAACTGTCAACAGGTCAATGACCCTGTTACCCGTAAACGAGTTTATCTAACTCCAGACGGAGAAAGCCTTCCTTCTGTTACTACTATTCTTAGTGCTACTAAGGATATGACTCATTTGAACGAATGGAAAAAGAGAATAGGCGAAGAAAAAGCCAAACAGATTACTACAGAAGCTGCTGGTGTTGGAACTGCCATGCACAGCAATTTAGAAAGATTTATTGCAGGCATACAAAGGCAACCAGGTAATAATCCTGTGCATGTCCAAGCTAATAAAATGGCAGACCAGATTATTATAAACGGGCTTGCTTATGTAAACGAAGTATGGGCAATGGAACAGAGTTTATACTTTCCGGGCTTGTATTCCGGAACTACAGATCTTGTAGCTGTCTACAAAGATAATCCGAGCGTATGCGATTATAAGCAAACAAATAAACCTAAAAAAGAAGAATGGGTTGACGATTACAAAATGCAGTTGGTAGCCTATATACTAGCACATAATGAAGTCTACGGCACAGACATCCGAGAAGGGCATGTGTTTATGTGTAGTCGCAACTGCGAATATCAGCAGTTCGATTTATGGCCTAGCGATTTCAACAAATATCAAGATCTGTGGCTTGAGAAGGTAGAGGAATACTACAACTCATTAAGATAAATACCCTATAACGGGAATTTATCTATATGGCTGTCGTTCAGATATCTAAAATACAAGTCCGCAGAGGACAAAAAAACTCAAATAGCGGTATTCCACAGCTCAGCTCTGCAGAGTTTGCGTGGGCTATTGACACACAAGAACTTTACATCGGTAATGGTTCTGTAGCAGAAGGTGCTCCTTATGTAGGAAACACTAAGATCATTACAGAACACGATAACATACTAGACCTTGCATCTAGCTATCAGTTTGCTTCAGATGACACAGCCGTAACTCTTTCGATTCCGAGAAGTTTACAATCAAAGTTAGACGAATATGTAAGCATAACAGACTTCGGCGCTATCGGCGACGGTTCTACAGACTGCACTGAAATATTCCAAACAGCTTTTACTCAGCTGTTCAGAAATGCAAATTCAAACTACAAAAAAGTTTTAATGATACCAAACGGAGAATATCTTATCTCCGGTAGCTTGGCGATTCCAAGTAACGCTATCATTCGCGGCGAAACACAACTTGGTGCCGTTATCAACATCGGAGCCAACAACATTCGATTTATTACCAGCGATGGAACAGAACTAGCAGGGTTTGACAGTTCTAATCGTCCTCAGAATGTTGAGTTATCTAACTTTACAATTTTAAGATCGTCCGGATCTCTAATTCTTTCTGGGTTGGCCAACAGTAAACTCGAAGGAGTTCGATTCAAAGGCGAGTATCGTTTAGGTGACGCAGTAACCCTTTCAACTGCCGCGGCCGCTGTAGTTTGGTTGAACAACCTAGCAGGAACAAAAGTAAATGGCGTTGAGTTTAAGTCATGTATATTTGATTCTAATCCACTGAGTATTAAATGTTCACAGACTGTAGCATTTGAAACAGTAGTTGGATTTATCAATTGTAAGTTTTTAGTAAACCATACTTCTATATACATAGACGGAATCACTGGTCAAGACAACAAATGGTATATCAACGATTGCGAATTTGAAGAAATCGCAAGACAAGCACTGCGATCTATTGCAGGTAGAAGAACAATCCTACATCGTTGCAGATTTAAGAATTGCGGCAACGATACAGCCACAGCAGCTGATCCAACACATCCAATAGTTTACTTTGGAGAAAAGACTGGAAACCTATTAATTGACTGCTCTAGTGATAGACAACAGGCAGCAGGCATAGTTTCTGTTAATACTGTCAATGCTGTCAGCGAAGCATATAATGTTGACAAGGCTGAATTTGTAGATAGAAACTATTCTCAAATTTATCTGTCAGACAGCTTTAGACCTGTTGCAGTATTTTCTGCACTGAACAGATATGCAGTCATCAATTATGTTTTAACACTTTCAAGTCACACACGCATAGGACAACTTACAATGACTATCGACGAAGATTTCACTGCGGTGAATCTTGTTGATAATTATTCATATAGTTCAACATCATCAACATCAATCGGAGGAATGATTATGACACAATTTGAATTCTCAGCAGAGATCAGAGACAACGATGTAGACTCTGGAGTCGACACTGTGGTGCTAAGTTATAAGAATCCGGTTGGTAATGGAGCCACAGGTAACATCTCATTCGATGTGACCTACGGTGTTTGATAAGCACGGCACTGAACGACTAGCATACTGGAAAGAATTTAGAGAAAGTTTAGAAAGCAGCCAAAATCCTTACACTGAAGTGGCAGAGTTTTGGAGTTCAGCACCGTTTGTTAGTCCATTCCTAGATCCAAACAATCCCTCCGAATGGCCCGATCCTTGGCATTTGGTGTTAGATTCCCGCCTTGATGATCTTGCAATCAGCCTCGGTATGCTGTATACTATTAAATTAACACGTCGGTTTATGGATACCAATTGCGAGATACATATGTCTATGCTTCCGAAAGAAAAAGACCCTCGTTACTTTCTAGTTATTGATCATCAGCATGTTCTTAACTTTGAGTATCGACAGGTTGTTGACTATCAAGCGATTTCAGACATCGAAACCAAGCTGTTGTGGGCAAAATCCGATAGCTTATAAATACCAGACCAAGTTTAAAATAGAGACGCACAATGACAATTACAGTAATTAAAAGAAGCGGACAGAAAGAGCCGTTAATGATTGAGAAATGGCAGGCACAGGTAGCGAAAGTTTGTAAGGGAATAGCAGATGTCAGCCAGTCGATGATAGAGATTAAAGCACAGTTACACTTTTACGATGGCATCACAACAGATGAGATTGACGGAATTACTTTAAGAGCGATTGTTGATCTTATCGATATTGAATCAAATCCAGATGTAGGTCATACGAACTATCAATATGTAGCAGGCAAGCAACGTTTGTCTATGCTACGTAAGGATGTATATGGTCAATACGAGCCTCCCCACCTTTATGAAATAGTAAAGAAAAATGTTGAGGTCGGATTGTATACACCAGAGTTGCTTGAATGGTATTCGGAAGATGACTGGAATAAAATGAATGACATGTTAGATCATTCCAAAGACGAGGAATACAGTTACGCAGCTATCGAACAATTGATTGAAAAGTATCTCGTGCGTAACCGAGCTACTAAGGAGATCTATGAAACACCACAAATTCGTTACATGGTTGCTGCCGCGACTGTCTTCCATAAAGAAGAGCCGAATAGTGCAAGAATGCGTTACATTAAAGAATATTATACAGCGGCATCCGATGGCTTGTTTACTCTTGCTACACCTGTCTTGGCTGGGCTCGGCACTCCTACTAAACAGTTTTCTAGTTGTGTTCTTATCCGCAGTGACGACGATCTGGATAGCATATTTGCTTCTGGAGAGATGATGGCCAAGTATGCCAGCAAACGTGCAGGCATTGGTTTAGAAATTGGTCGTCTACGATCATTAGGCAGTCCTATACGTGGCGGCGAAATCATGCATACTGGCATGATTCCTTTTTTAAAGAAGTGGTTCGGTGATTTACGTTCTTGCTCACAAGGTGGCATTAGAAACGCTAGTGCTACAGTCTTTTATCCTATTTGGCATCATCAGTTTGACGACCTCATTGTTCTTAAAAACAATCAGGGAACTGAAGAAACTCGCGTTAGACACATGGACTACGGAGTTGTCTTATCAGCGTTCTTTTGGCGTAGGTTTAAAAATAAGGAACATATTACGTTCTTTGATCCTAACGAAGTTCCTGATCTTTACGAAGCCTTCTATAAAGACACAGACTTATTCGAAGATCTATATGTAAAATATGAAAAGCGCAAAGACCTACGCAAAAAGGTTATGAGCGCAGAAGAAGTTTTCAAGGGTGGTATACTGAAAGAACGCACAGATACGGGTCGTATCTATTTGGTCTTTATTGATAATGTAATGAATCAAGGACCATTTGATCCTGAATATCATACGATATATCAGAGTAACCTGTGCTGTGAGATTCTATTGCCCACACGTCCGTTTAAACGACTTGATGACGATGCTGGTCGCATAGCGTTATGCACACTGGGATCTATCAACTGGGGTGCGTTCCGGAACCCAGAGGATATGCGTAGAGCCTGTAGGATTCTACAGCGTAGCCTGTGTAACATCCTTGACTACCAAGACTTCTTGTCGATACAGAGTAAACTCAGTAACGATGAGATTCAGCCGTTAGGTATCGGTGTTACTAACCTAGCCTACTGGCATGCTAAGAGAGGAATAAAATATGGCGACAAAGATGCACTATCGGAAGTTAAAAGTTGGATGGAACATCAGGCCTACTATCTTACCGAAGCCACAGTTGAACTTGCCAAGGAGAGAGGCAAGTGTAAAGACTCAGACAAAACCAGATACGGTCAAGGAATCTTCCCCTGGGAGCTCAGAGCCAACGGAGTTAACGACCTTACAGACTTCACTCCTGAACTTGATTGGGAATCTCTTAGGAAAGAAATGAAAGAACATGGAGTTCGAAATGCCACCTTAATGGCAATCGCTCCAGTAGAAAGTTCTAGTGTTGTGATCAATTCGACCAACGGTATTGAAATGCCTATGAGTTTGATTTCTACAAAAGAATCAAAAGCAGGATCATTCACGCAGGTAGTTCCAGAATACAATAGATTAAAAAACAAATATCAATTAATGTGGGATCAAAGAGATTGTCAGGGTTACTTAAAAACCGCAGCAGTATTAGCGGCATATGTTGATCAAAGTATTTCTACAAATACTTTTTACAATCCTGCACATTTCCCTTCAAGGAAAGTTCCAACTACATTGATCGCTAAGAATTTGATGCAGGCTCAGATGTGGGGTATCAAAACTTTCTATTACAGCTTGATTAATAAAGCAGGAGCCAAACACGAAGAAGCTACCCCCGAAGTTCATTACAACGGATTCCATGAGAGAGAAATTGAAACAAGTATAGAAGAAGATTGCGAGGCATGTAAATTATGAGTTTAGCACAATACAATTTAAAACACAGCACAGATTATCTAAGTCGAAAAATGTTTTTGGACCCAGCCGGTCCTGTAACTATTCAACGATTCGAAGAAGTAAAATATAACAAGTTAGCCAGTTTCGAAACAACAGCACGTGGTTTCTTTTGGGTTCCGGAAGAAATCAGTCTGACCAAAGATGCACAAGATTTTAAAGATGCCAGCGATGCAGTTAAGCATATCTTTACCAGTAATCTTTTGCGTCAAACAGCATTAGACAGTTTACAAGGACGAGCTCCTGCACAGGTATTCATGCCTGTGGTAAGCCTTCCTGAACTTGAAGCACTAGTTAATAACTGGACATTCTTTGAAACAAACATTCATAGTCGTTCATACAGTCACATCATTCGTAACATCTACAACGTGCCTAAAGAAGTATTCAATACAATTCACGAGACTAAAGAAATCGTAGAAATGGCATCTAGTATCGGTATTCAATATGAACGATTACATATGATTAATTGTCGTAAAGAACTAGGTGAGAAGTTTGCTGAACAAGAGCATATCAAAGCTATCTGGTTAGCACTAAATGCCAGTTATGGTCTAGAAGCATTCCGCTTCATGGTATCGTTCGCTACATCCTTAGCAATGGTAGAGAACAAGATTTTTATTGGCAACGGCAACATCATTAGCTTGATTTTACAAGACGAACTTCTACACAAAGGTTGGACTGCTTGGATTATTAATCAAGTGGTAAAGGAAGATCCTAGATTCACCAAAGCCAAAGAAGAATGTGAAGCAGAAGTATATCAAATGTATATGGATGTGATCCGTGAAGAAAAAGAATGGGCTGACTATCTGTTCAAGAAAGGAACAGTGATTGGTCTGAATTCAAATATTTTAAAAGATTTTGTAGACTATACAGCCGCTACTGCTCTAAAAGATATCGGAATTAAATACGGACATCCTGCTCCAAAAACGACTCCGATTCCTTGGTTCAACAAGCACAGCGATACACATAAAAAACAAACTGCACTTCAAGAAAATGAATCTACCAATTACGTTATTGGTGTGATGAGTGATAATCTTGACTATGACGAGTTACCGGCTATATAATAAAGATTATGTTTAAAGCACAATTCAAACGACACTCGCCCTACGAATCTTGGACTACCATTGGACACTATGGTAATGAAGAATCTGCCATGGCAGCAGCATTGAGTTACAAAAACAAAGGTATGCTGATGGTTAGGGTTACAGATAAAAACGGCGCTGTCGTATTCACAGGTTAAAAAGGAATAAAATGAAAGCTATTGTTTGGAGTAAGTATCATTGCCCTTTTTGCGATCAAGCAAAAGCACTCTTGACTCAAAAAGGAATTCAATTTGAAGAAAAGAAAGTCGGTGACGGATTTACCAAAGAAGATCTATTGGAAGCAGTTCCAACAGCAAGAACAGTGCCGCAGATATTTTTAGATGGTAAATTGATCGGCGGCTTTACAGAACTTAAAAAGTATTTTGAAGAGGAAAGAAATGTTAATTGATAAAGGTGTATCAGTAGGTGAAGTTGTCACACTTAAACTAACTAGCGGTGAAGAGATAGTTGCGAAATTAGCTGAAGAAACTGCAACATATTATAAATTAAATAGACCAATGGTTATCGGCATGGGACAAAAAGGTCCGGGGCTAATGCCATATCTGTTTACAGTGAGCCCAGAAAAAGATATTAAACTGTCA